ACCAGCGACCCTCTTCAGGAACATTCTGCTCATCTAAAGTTGCAGACATCTGTAGGATAGTATCTAGCACCATACCTGATGTAGCTTGGTTAAGAGGGACAGTATCCGTACCTAGAGCGTAACTTGCAGAAATAGCACCAGCAGCAGCACCTTTATTCGCTGCAATAGCACCCTCAGTCTGAAACCACTGGAAAAACACTTCGTTCTCAATTGCGATCTTAAGTTGCTTCGCGGCGTCGTCTGTAAACGTATTCATTAACTCAATGTCAGCTTGATGTGCTAACACGTCGTTGATTTGGACGCTAAAGTACTTACCTTTGTTGATTTGCAAATCTTGAAAGATAGGTACAGGTACTTCGCTGGATAAAGTTGTACCCGCCCCAGCATAGTCGTTAATAGTAATAGAAGGCGCGGTACGAATCCGAATAGAGTCGCCTTGGTTTTTAATCTCGCCTTCCCAATCGGTATTGGCGATCTCCGTCATCATTGTATTTGCGTAGAACTTAGCATTTAGCTTATTGGACCACAGTTGTGGTATAAAGCTACCCGAATACGACGGGTTGGTGTCAAAAGCACCGGAACCAACTACAGGAAATATAGCAGCCATTATTGTTACTCCTTAAAAAATAAAAACAGTTTCATTATTGCTAAGGCCGCTTACATATTAGTAGGTCAAGCGCGAACTCGACCCTCCATGTACGCAACTGTTAGCTCAGCTTCAAGTTTTGCCGCGTCGTCGTATTTCCCCTTAGTGTTTAAAGTGCGAATTTTGGTCCAAGCGTTGGTTACTTCTTTATTAGAATACACTTTGTCCCCTTTACCCGCGCTCGCTACAGCTGTGGAGCTAGCAGAACGATTCGGCGCTACCTGCTTCTCGAGTTCAGACTGGCGAGTGCTCTTAATTTGTTCTTTCGGGTTGTGACTGTCCCGGAATAACCCCACATAGTGAGCTACCGCTTCAGCATCCCCCGCATTGAACGCATTTTGAGCTTGATCTCGACGTGGCCCCCTAGTCATAGGGTCAACTTCATCTAGCCACGCCACCCAACGGTTATCCTTGTCGAGCTGGTCAAAATCAGGCACTAATTGTCGTAAGCGCTGAGTAAAATCCATCTCTCCAATTTGGTGTCCCGTACTTTTAATTTGCTCGCGCAAATCTGACAGTACTTTCTCCTGTTGCTTAAAGCGCCCCTCATAATCCTGAGACACTTCTTTAGCAACTCGACGTTGGAAGTCGATCAAATCATCACCGTACTCTTCTCGATCAGCATCGGTTACATAACTGATCTTTTCTTTCGGCTCTTCGGACTTCACTTTTTCTGCAGCTTCAATACCCTTACGGACACTACTTAGCTGCTCATTAAGATCCCTAATCTGCTGGTGCATTCTAGGAACTTCCGCATCATACTTTCCCCGTAAGGTACTGTACTTTTGCTTAAAGTCATCTGTAACTTCAGAAACATCAGTAGGCTTTACTTCTTCACGTGCGAGCTCTTCCGACTGTTGCTCAGCAGATATTTCAGTGTCAGTGTCCTTAGCTAATACCTCAGGTTTCTCCCCTGATTTGCTGTGGGCTGTCAGTTCTTTCTCTAACTCTTCAACTTCCGCAATCTGTGCCTGCACTTGTTTTGGTAACGCCATTTTTTTCTCCTTAAAGCATCAACTCTGTTTTGCAGCGCCCGAAGTATGCTGCTCCCGTTATGGTGTGCTCTACAAATGCGCCATTTCTAGCGCGATAACACCTTCCGCGACTCTTCAATCGCTTTCAGTAAGTCTTCAAAAGCTTCAGCTCGACCTTGCAAACGGTGGATATAAACCGTCTCATCTGCGTGTACTAACTTCTGCTTCGCTTCTTCAAGTTCACCTTGAAGCGTTGTGATTACGCTATCAAACTCCGGTTCTCGTAGCCGGTTTAAGGCCGTTGCCCCCTGAATTCCTAGCTTATTAACATTTATCATGTGCTATATGATACATAAAAATCTGCTAACGTGTTAACAGATTAACGCCCATTAGGTCTGGGGCTCATGTAATTGTCTTGCCGCCCCCCTTTTTCGGTACCATCTTCTTGTAAGTTCCCAGGCAACCCCATCTCAGCATGACGCATCTGCATTTCATGCTCAGCCATTGCCTGCTCTTGTTGCTGAGCTAAGGCTTGCTGCTTCTGAATGTCCTCCCTGGAGGGCACTAACCTATCAATATTCGTATTTAAATTTCCCGCTAAGTCGCGTAAAAGCTCAGCCGTACCGGGTAGCCCTACTATCTGCTGAGCTACAGGACTTTCTAGTACAAGGCGGAGGAATTCTGTCTTCCTAACAGACTCAGCTTCTTTAACAACTAACGACATCGCTCCTGTAGCGATAATCTGTATATCCCCTATCAAATCGGGATCATTACTGTACCGTAAGTTCCTTTGGTATTGTCTCTCCAACATGGGAGTCAGAACATCATGGTCGATGTTCCCAATTACCTGTTTTATACTTTTTCCCGCGTTAGACATCAACATAGACAACCCTGATGATGTCCGACCGGCTCCCGGAACATGCTGCCCAGTCATATACTTTGGTATTCCTGTAACTTCGTCCGCGACATCCATAAAACGATCAAACACAGCCATAAGCTCTTGCGCGTTTGAATTTGGCTGAAAAAAGTTTATGGGCGGAGATGAATCTCCATAGTCCGATTGTTGGAACTGCCATATTTTCCAGGGGTACATCTGCGTAATATCTTCCCCTGCCGGTAAACGGCTTATGTTTACACCGACCTGAGGCCCGGAACTAATCCCCATATTGTTTGATAAAGACCGAGCCGCCGCGTTGCACATGCTCTGGGCGTCCATACATAAGTCTGAAACTCCGTTGCCGTCGATCCGCCCGGGGACCTTCTCGAACGACGTAACGTAATACGGTTTCCGTCCTAACTGGTCGTAGTTCAACACAGCTTTTATAATTATATTGTTTACCATCCAGACTTCGCAGCCATACGACAGCTGAGGATCTTCTATCTCGTCCTCGCTAAGCCCCCATTCGATTAATAGTTTTCCTGGGATACTATCCCATAACTGTATCGCTGCTATAAGATCAGAGCCTGCATCATCAAAGTCTTTACCTTCTAAGAGCTCTATCTCCGACTCGTCTCGGTCCAGCCAGTTAAATCCGCTAACCCCGAAATCCGCTAACAACGAACGAACTGCGTCTTCGTCGTAGCCTTCGACGCCTATCATAGCTTCGACATCTTCTCGAGTTAAATGGTGTACTTCTATTACAGGCATGCTCTGGACGTCGTCGCCCCATGGAGCCCAGTAAAATTTGTAAGGGTCAACTCTTTCCCACTCATCCCTGACTACTTCCGTCGGAACAAGACCCCCTTCCGCCCAAGTTAAAGTTCTCCGTTTCCGGGGAACCGGTCCTTTAATCACCGCGTATGGGTAAGTCGCCACATCATTAGTAAATTCGAATAGCGCCTTAGTGAACCCGCCCTCTAAGAGCTGGTCCTCCATTTTCTTCTCCATACGTTCGACGCGTTTCTCCGCCTCAAATTTCATCTCTCGTAGGGCTGTATCTTTCATCCCGGATGCTAAATGGTTCAGGTCTGCAGGATTTATGTCTGACCCGCCTTCGGAGTAATATTGCTGCAGGTTCTCCTGCATTAGTCCCTGCAGCCGGTCTAATATATCAGGGGGAACATCTGGAATAGGAGTTGCTGATATGGACCAAGGTTTATCACCTCCGGTGCCAAGTAGAGTATCTCTTAACCACGCAGTTGCCGTACGACATTTTGTGCTAACTACACCCATAAATATCTCTGACCCGCCCTGAGCTTTTATTTCAGCCAGTTTAGAGGGGGTGTACTCCATGTTTCGAGCGCGAGCAGTTTCAGTTAACCGCCCTTCAATATCCTGTTTTTTATGGTCCCTCATGAGTTCCCAACGCTTGCGCGTATGAGCAGCCAAACCCTGGGTTAGCGGCGCCTGTTGTTTGGCGTCGGACGCCCTTTTTGCCTCGGCTTCTAAGTCAGAGGAGCGGGCTACCGGAATAAGTGCTGGTCCTAACGTCATATTTGTATCAGTTTCCTATAAAAATACCTAGCTGGGGCTAGGTATACACTAAATTTCGCGCTATGTCCAGCCCCCTGATGTTATTTTTTTAATTTCTCTCCTCTCTCCCCCGCCTAACGCGCCTCCAAACACCTCACCTCCGTCTGCATGCAGGCATATGTACTGAAATGCATCCGCTATGTCCGACCACGGGTGCGATTTCTCGGGTTTTTCGTCCTTAACTCCTTTCGTATTTATTTTGTACCTATATTTCCCCGCCAACGCTTGAACTAGCGGTAACCCCCCGCGTGGATCTATAATAAGGCCATACTTCCCGTCCACTACCCTCGTAAGAAATTTCTCTACCGCTGCTATACGAGCTGCTACTGAGTTCGTCCGCGCGGGCTTAACTAAAAATCCTTCCGTTTTGTATATATCTGCTACAGTCCGCTCATCAGTCTGCGCCCTCTGAAACGCTGCCGGGTCAATTATCACTATTGTCTTCCGTCCTGGGAACTTGTTAGACAGCAAAGGCTTCAATTTTTCCCTCACAAATCGCAGCGCACCCATATCCTCAGACACCAAAGCCTCGTATATTATTAATCGACCGTCGTACGCTAGGTGTCCGATAACCGCAGCGGGTGTTAGCCCTGCATCAATCCCTATCAACAGTGGCGCATCGTTCACCATTAGAGGTATCTCGTGCTTCCCCACGTGGTTAGGCCTATCAAATGAGCGAAACACAGGCTGCCCCGACAATGATTTCCCGAACTGCGCGTGTATGTACACGGCTATCCAGTCCTCAGTTTTCCCCTGCGCCAAGTTGTCGTAGTAATCATCTGGTAAATATTGCGTCCAGTCCGCCTCAGGGGCCAGGCCCGAGGGTTGTATTGTTACATGACAGTTGCTAGGAGGCTCAGAAAGTATATCCTCCCAAAAAGTATCCTGGTCTGGGGGGTTTGTCATCCCCCACAGGTGCGCGTTCGGCTTCCCATCATCTGTCTTACACCCAACGACGTTCATCATTTTATCTGGGTACCGCCCTAACCGCCCTTGCGCCGCGTTAAAAATATCCGGATGTATCTCTCTGAACTCATCGAATATAAAAAAGCTTGCCTGGAGTGATAGTAACCGTCGTACATCGTTCGCGTCATCTAAACCCCGGAACAGGACTTCACACTCAATATCCCCAACTTTTATGACGAATTTGTACTCAGTTTTCAAGAACGACCCCATTATTCCGTCAGGTATCCACTTCATGAAATCCGGTATAGATGTATCCCGCAGTTGCTCGCGCGTGTTACGAACCCAAATAGCTCTCGATCTGCGTACCCCGTCCTTACACGGTGCCATAACTGCAGCGTGGTGTAGTATTTTCATAATACCCGCAGTCGTCTTCGTCGACCCAACGGGGCCCACTGCTAACGAAATGAACTTTTCAGAGTAAAAGAACGAGTCTAACGAGGCTATAACCTCAAAATTAATCTCGTGTGCGGGTTGGGTTGCTACACTAGTCGCTGTCATGGTTCTACCGGGGTACTAGACCCTTCAATAACAAGATCGTCCGTATTATCTTTAGCCCTAGTTATATTGATGATGACCTGCTGCCCTGCGCCGACGTCATTTTTAGTGTCGGGCTCCAACTTACCCATTTTATTCAGAAGCTTTTGGAACTCAATCCTTGTAGCCGGGTTAATTGTGGAGTTCTGCATATGACGAAATAGATTATCCAGGTTAACAGCTCCCATCAGACGGGCGAGGGTTTCCATCTTCGCAGGATCGTCTTCTATCATCTGCAGTTGCCCGCGAGACAAGATCGACTTATGTGCGAAATCAGGGTTTGTAAGTTTATCTACTTGGTTGCTCATATGTATACACGTGTGGACAAGTTGCCTTCATTATAAGTCTATTTAGGGAAACGTGTAGGGGATTTTTGCGGGGCACTATATGTGGGTCAAAATGAACTGTTTATAAAAGTGGGGGGCGTGGTGAATGAAGTACCTAAGCTGGCCCCACACACCCCCACCCCCATCGGTCACTACCCACCCCCATGTTTACAACTTCCCTATAGTGAACGGAGTCTTCACCACGTGATCGCTTCATTCAAACCCGCTCTTTTACAATCGGTGGCTTTACGACCCACCGCAGTTGACTGACTCAAAACAGTTATGTGTCCGGCATTATCCGATATGGGTCGATCTTACAAATCGAACTGCAAAGACTTCAAAGACTCCCTGTTTTTACAACATAGTTGCGACTGTTTGACTGGGAGGTTATCCGCCCTCATTATCTGAGTAAAGGTTAGATACATTTTAAATGTATTGATAGGTCTAGAGTATTGCGATTGATTGATCGGAAAATCTTTGCCTGAACGTAGCACGCACCACAGTTACGTCTTGACAATGATGCTAGTACGCTTGTATTGGGAACGCACGTACCAACAATTGCCAGAAACCACTCGATGTCTTATCACTAGGTTTAAGTAAAAAGTAGGGATTCCGCAACCACAATCCCGGCTCGCATTAATATATTTCCACAATTGGGTAAGAGCGCGAGCAGTATCGTTTAAGCCGGTTCGGGGCGGCAATATAGTCCCTAAAGCCCATACCTAAAAGCGCATTGCTAACAGTGCATTTTTAGGTATGGATCTTCCCATACCATAACTAACAAAAGGGTAAAAATCATGAATGAGTTAAAAGTAGTTGACGGCACCAAAAAACCCACGGTTAAGTTTAGCGCTGATAAGATCGTTAGAGCTTTCGATCAAATCGAGAAAAAAGCTGAGATAGTACAGCGCGAAATGGTTTTGTTGCTAACGTACGCGGGTACTCTCGATAAAAAGTCAGTACTGTCTAACCGTGAAATAGTAAAGGTATTTGAGCACGATATGAAAGGCTTAGATAGAAACCGTTTAATTGCGTGGGTATCTGAGTATTCACCAATCAGGGTTAAGACCAAAAATAATGGTCACTTTGAAAAACTAACATGGAGTGCATCTCATGTTAAGAACGCTAAAGAGCAAGGCAAGGATAGCTTTAATATTACAAGTGCCACTTATAGCTTATGGTATCACTTTGAACCTGCAACGACTGTTGCAGTTAAATCTTCAGCTATAGACCAAGCAGTTAAAAAATTAGTATCTGAAATAGCCAAATTGGGGCATGAAGATCACACTTCGATTGATAAGGTAGTAAGTGCTTTGCTGCAAGACCAACTGAATAGTAAAACGCTAGTAACAGCCGGGATTGTGGAACAGACTACAGATAAGTTTGACACGTGGGCATTAGCTTACGACGTTAAGCAAGAAGCATCATCTAGAGTGCAAGGTCAAAGAGCTGCAGACCGTAAAGCCAGAGCAGCGGCTTAATTCCAACCAACATCAAGGGGTATTTATTACCCCTTGCATACCAATATACATTCAATCGAGTGTGTATCGTTATGCGTTTGTCTTTTTGTATTAAGACACCAATTAAGACGTATTAAGACAAACTCCAAATATTGTCTCAATACAAGAACCCAGTAAACCCGGGGCTTCCAATGGGGTATTAAGACAATAAGACAATAAGACATAATATATAAGTATAAAGGAGGAGGAAATGAGAGAGAGGGTCCTCTCTGCAATTCTGGACGACTCATCACTCCAGCACCTTACTCTTTTTCCGTGTCTTATTGTCTCAATAGGCACGTAACCCCTTGATTTAAAACGAATAAGACGTTTTTCGCGTGTCTCAATACAAACGTCTTAATACCCCGCGTGTCTCAATACAACCACACCTTGGATTAAGACACGACAATCACGCACGTTCCCTCACTCAATGTGTTAACGTGTAAACAGGTGAGTTTCACGACTCATCACCCCCTTGTATTAAGACACACCACAAAACCCCGTCTTATTACATTCACACCTGATGGAGGATAAAACCTATGAAATCAACACCAAATACCTCAATAATACTTCAATTGGCGGGCTTCGCCACCCTACTCTGGTTCGCGTACATAAGCGCGTTCGCCCCTGAAATACTGATTAATATAATCACCTTGGGAGGACTAGCCCAATGACTGAGCAAGAATATCAGCGGTATGAAGACCAATCCCACCACTGGGAGCAAACCGATGATTGATTATAAATGGTGTACCCGCCACAAACCCCCTAAGCCTGAGACCGTAGCCGAGAGTATCTTAGCCGGCATAGCATTTATATTATGCTTGGCGGCGGGCTGGGCGGTATTGGCTTTAATTTCATCAGCAACGTGTTAACCAGTAGGAGAGTGGGTCATGAGTTATACAAAGGATTTGCAAGCTAAGCTTGTGCAGTACGAAACCATAGCCGAAGTTGAGCATGAAAAGCGTACAGCTATGGAGGAGGCGTTCGATCACCTTGATGAGACCATAAAGCGGAAGACCGAGCAGATGACCGCAAGCGGGTGGTCCCCAACTCCACACCCAAAAGAAGTTATGTGGCAGAACCTCATTAACTTCTCGTTTGACGGTAACGCGGGGAACGTCGCACACTGGACGACTCATCGCCAACCAAATACTGCACCAATGGCACGGCGCGTGCCAAGGAGACGGAGGTGAGTGCGCCCATTACCGCCGCTTTATTCGTAGACAAACTAAAAAAAGACCCACTATGGTCTGCCATCTACGGGGCAATTGGGTGGAAAGTGCTCGCAGATGAGATGAACGGAGATATTACAACCGGGACCGACTACGGATGGCACGACGTACTAGGGTGCACTATCAAGCAGTATAGTCTAGTTACGTTCCCTGACCAGTCATGGGTAGAACTTACTAGGTGGGGTGATGTTGTTAAATTTGGAGAAAGGCATGAAAGATAGATTTGATGCGTGCGGCGACTACATAGTCAGTGGAAACCTGCTGAACCAGTTAGCCCAACACAACGAGATTCTAGCACAGCGAAAGTTAACACCGGAGGAGGCGTACCAGATGAGCCACCTTATCGGGTTCATATTAATGGAAGCTAACACCTTAGGGGAACTAGACGGGGCTGATATTCTTAATAAAAAGATCGACAAATTAATGGGGTAAATTCATGAGCGACAAACCAAAGCATGCCTCAATGGTGGGGCTTACGCACACTGTTGGATGGTGGGAAGAGGGACCAGTATCTATGCCCGACGTACGAATCTTGTTATGTCGTACCCAAAAGAACCCCGATTACTGGCAACCCGTCGGTGGCGGTGCACTGCCTGGGGAAACGTCCGTCGAGACCGCAGTGAGAGAAGTCGGGGAAGAGGCGCGACTCATCATAGACCCGCGCGACCTGATACAACGGGACAGTCACCCGTCGAAGACCGGCGGAGTAGTTAGTTTCTTTACGACTGAGATATCTAGCGTACGTCAGTTGTGGGATATAGAGATTCAACTGAGTAAATGTCCTGAGTTACTAGATACTCAGGTGTGGGCGTCAGTCAACTGGATGACACTCAAAACTATGCCGGGGACTACCCTGTTCCTGAAAGAAATAATAATGGAGGGGGTATGAAAATAGAAAAACGCGTAAAGAACGCCGACGTTCGGCATTACGTGGATAACAGGTTACTGTTTGAAACGTTCAAGATAGCAATCTACAGCAGTTTTGTTGGGTGGACCGATGAGAAGGCAAACATGTTCGTAGTGTATAGCTACGGCCCCCATTTTCCTATGTATGTTAACGATGCAGAGGCGGGATGGTTCGGGACTACGGATAAGTATTCGAGAACGACGTCAAAGCACCAAACCATCTCAAGACCTACAGCACCTATACAGGACATACCCCTAGACGAAATGAAGAAGCTGATATTTGAGGGGAGTTACGCCAAGTACTGTGCTAAACGATTACGGTGAGTAATCACCACAACGTCCGTACTGGACATTTTTCCAATGGAGGAAAGTATGAGCAAGAAAGAGGCACGAAGAATTGCAATCACAACAGGTGTGTTACGCCTATCGGGTGGTTGGTTTATTAAGAAAAACCATGAAGCTCTATGGGAATTAGCCCACCCATCTCATGGGATTAGCACGACTCATAAGGATTTCACGGGGGTGTGGAACGCGTCAAAGGAGGCCGATCATGGCATGGCTAAGTGAGAAAGAGTTCAAACGTTATAACGCGTTTGAAAACAAGCTCATCCAACTGCGCACAAGCATCAGAGAGGCTAAACACCAATCACAACCTACTGTGTTTTTCTGTGGTGGATGGTTAGTTGTTGAGCTAGCCGAGAAGATTCTGGAGGAGTTAACCAACAGCCCTAAGAAAGGTAGACCCGGGGGCGGGGCCGGTAGACCACGGGGATCGTAATTATTTTTTCAACCTCAGGTGGTAACACCTGAAACAAACAGGAGGCAACATGCCATGCCAAGTATCAATCAAGTAATAGAAGTAGCAACAAAAATCCTGAAAACGGCACCTAAAGCAGTACCGTTTTTTGTGGGTAAGCCCGGGATGGGGAAATCAGATGGGTCCGTCCAAGTCGGAACTAACCTAGGGATTCCCAAAGAGCGGATTCTTGTGGTTCACGTTAATAACCATGACGTGGTGGATTTCACCGGTGTTCCATCTGTAGTGGAGGGGCAGACAATCTTTAACCCTACGGCGATGTTCTATAAGTTCAGAGAGGGAACGGGTCCGGGTCTTATCATTATGGAGGAGTTACCTCAGAGCACGACTCATCATCAAACGTGGGCGGCGGGTTTTATACTTGAACGTGAGACACCAACGTTCAAGCTAGATCCAGAGGTGCGCATCATCGTAACGGGGAACCGTGTAGAAGATAGGGCGGGAGCTAAAAAGCTCTTATCCCACCTTAGTAACCGTATGTATCACTTCGAGATGGAGACGTCGCTCGACGATTGGTGCGAGTGGGCTATGACGCACGGCGTTGACCCGATGGGGATAGCGTTTATGCGCTTAAGACCTCAACTGCTTAACGACTTCGACCCGAACCGTCAAGTTAACCCAACCCAGAGAGCGTGGACGCAGTTGTTCACCGAGGTTCCAAGGGACTTACCTAATGACCTGTATATGTATGCAGCCGAGGGTAAAGTTGGTGAAGGTGCGGCGGCTGAGTGGGTAGCGACACGGGACTTGATGGGGAAAATGCCTAGCATTGATTCAATTAGGCTCTCGCCTGAGAAGGTCGAAGTTCCTACGGAGCCTGCTGTTAAGTACGCAGTAGCGACGGCGTTATCTATGACCACAAACCCTGATGCTTTTGAGCGGGATATGAAGTACATCTCACGTATGCCTAAGGAGTTCCAGATGGTGTATGTGACCGATGCCCTGAGACTTCACCCAAAACTAACTCAGTCTACAGATTTTATCGCTTGGGCTGTGGCTAATAAAGACATATTCATGGGAGGTAACTAATGATACAGGTCGAATTTACCCTAATAGATGGGGATCCACTAACTCTGTTCCTAAGTAACAACGTCGCCGTTTGCCCCGAGTACTACACCAGTGAGGGGCAAGATAAAAAAGGTGCGCGAATCAAAGATGGTGTGCACGACCAACGGGGGTGGGTGGTTACAGAGCCTTATCAGGTAGTAGTTAACAGCATAAGTGTAAAGCTGAGAGGCAAAGGAGGTAACTAATGTCCATAAACCCCACCCAAAAAGGAGAAACTGATGGAAATCAATGACTTACTGGCTAATGCCATAAAGCAAGCAAACGAGGTGAGAGTGGTAGACGACTCATCACCGCCACAACGCACCCCTGAGGAAACTAAGGAGTGGAACAAGGAGTGCGACATAGCTATTGAGGAAACGCTAACTGACGTACCACCTGAGTTAAAGGTTAAGGGCTTAGATGAAAAAGCCGTGCTGATAAGTGTCAAACGTCGCATGTATGCACCGTACAAGTTAGACCAAGAGGAGAGTAAGCAATACGGTGCGGGTAATGTTAATAAGCATCTGTTTGAGGGACGGAGCAACCGAGTAAAGGAAACCATTGGGAAATTCACAGAGGTTTATACGTACGTTAAGGACAACACGGTGCCGTGGGCTACGGGTGTAAGAATGTTAAATATAGACCACTACTTCGATTTTACCGGTGGTCTTCGTCCGTTAATAGATAGCGCCGTTGCGGCAGTAGCAGACCTACACATCCACTGGGACTATGAGGTTAATGCAGACTTAGCTCGTTTGGCGAAGATAGCCCTAGCGAAAGGGAAGCCGAACCTAGCCAACCCTGATGACTACCCCACCGCCGCAGAGATGCGGGATAAGTTCGGGATAGATGTTAGGTACATGCCAGTGCCAACTACGGGGGACTTTAGAGTGGGGATATCCGATGAGGATAAACAAACCCTGCAGAACCAACTCTCTGATGCTGAGGCTAATGCGGCTACCCATGTAATAAAAGAGATGTTGGCCCCCATGAAAGACGCGATTGAGAAATTGTCTGTGCCTATCGGGGATAAAGGTTCGGTGTTTAGAGATACGTTGATAGATAACATAGTCAACGTGGCTGAGCGTATGAACAAGGTCAACTTAAGTGATGACCCAGATGTACAGGAAAGTATAGACGACCTGCGTAGCTTGGTACACACCTACGCAAACAACAAGGACGTGTTACGTAGCTCACAGTCAGTACGTGAAAAGGCGGCTAATCAGATAGAGGATTTGGTTAGTCAGATGTCAACTTTAGTGTAGGAGGAAGAAATGGGGTACAGGAGTGAGGTAGCTATACGGTTGTACGGGAAAGAGGATGAAATGGTGGCCCTTGTAGCATCTGAGAAGATCAAAGGGAAACCGCACGATACAACGTCGCACCCATTAGATCCGACAATGGACGACTGGGCGTACGACAGCTATAGATCGTTTACGTACGACGAAGATGGGGATCCGTTCATGATGATTGCGTACGACCTAAGTCAGGTGAAATGGTACCCATCGTACGGCGAAACCCAGTATTGGGAGGCGTTAATGGAGATAGTAGCAGGGCTGAAGAACTCCGTGAGTTGTGAGTTTGTTCGTATTGGAGAGGAGACTGAAGATATTGAAATTGCGTATAGAGGGGATCAATGTAGAGAGTATTTACACCCATCATCAGAGATAGTTGACGAAGGACCTAAGGAGGCCACATGGTAGACCAAGCTGAAATTGAAAGAAAGGTAAGCAAGGCTAAGGCGTTATTGATCTTAGACCACCCGTTCTTTGGGACGACCGTTAGTAGACGCCCTATTACCTACACAGATACAGTACCAACGGCAGGTATGTCGGCGGTGGGGCAGATGTACATAAACCCTGTATTTGTGGAACCGTTAACAGTTAAGAACATTATGTTTCTGTTAGCGCATGAGGCGATGCACTACATGTTATGTCATGCGTTACGTATGCAACACCGGGGGCATGAACCGTGGAATGTAGCTTGTGACAAAGTCATTAACGACACGTTGGTAGATGCCGGGGTTGGGGATTTTATTGATGGGGGTGTGACCCTGCACGACGCACGTAACTACGCGGCGGAAGAGTTGTACGACGAGAACGATACCGAAGGCGGTGGTATCGGTCCTGATATCGGTCCTCCTGTAGATGGTAACGGGCAACCGCTAGACGACTCACAGATACACCAACTAGAGTCTGAGGCGCGGATAGAAACAATACAGTCCGCTAAGGTTGCAAAGGCAAAAGGCAAGTTACCTGCCTCTATTGAGCGAATGGTTGAGGAGATGTTAGAAGTCAAAACCCCTTGGCATGAAAAGCTTGAGAGGTATATGCAACAAAAGGTCAAGGATGGGTATTCATGGAACAAACCTAATCGCCGGTTCGTCGGAGCGGGTGTGTATCTGCCAGGATACGACTACGTGCCTAAGATGGGGCAAGTTGTTCTAGCTATTGATACTTCAGGTAGTACATGGGCAGACTTACCGGGGTTTAATGCGCACATGAATCGGATACTAGATGTGTGTATGCCTGAGAAGTTAACAGTAGTGTACTGCGACGCCGCTATTCCGGAAAACGGGATTGATGAGTTTACCCCCGATGACTTTCCAGTGAAGTTGCGTATGCCCGGTGGTGGTGGCACTGCATTTAAGCCTGTGTTTGATTGGTTGGCTAACTACGACGAAGAAGTGGAGTGCTTAATATATTTCACGGACGGCTGGGGGGATCAGGACACGTTAGAAGACCCGGGCGTAGATACTGTGTGGGTAACCACTGATTACGAAGAGGGGTTCACTTTTGGAGAGGTTCTTAAAATTGAAGGGGAGGAGTAAGACATGGCAATACATGCAAACGTACACAACGCATTCGAAATAGCTAAAGACAATGCGGTATCACACATTGAGTTAAAAGTATCCACGTCACGGTGGTCTTCTCGTAAGAGAAACATTGTCACTAGAGCAATCACGCACGGAGTAGCTATATGCGGTTACGACACAGGGCGCTTCGTAAACGACTTACTCAGAACGTACGGTCTAAAAACAGAATGTATCAATACTTGGAGCTCAGCTATAGCGGCAGGCTACATAAACCCCGACTTGCTTGAGGAGTTATACGCATATACAGCGGCGTTACTAAAGCTATCAGGGGACGTCAGCGGTAAAGGCTATGGCTACAATCGGGGGTGGAGCTTTTTAAATGATTTGGACAAAGGGAACAAGCCAAATTACATACCGCTACCCGAAGGGTTAAACAAAAGGGAGCAGGAAGAGTTTCTTAAGAAGTACGCCCGGAAGATTGTGGGTGCAGAAAAGAAGAAGCGGGATGAAATAGTAAATTTAATAACTAACGGTCAGGTAATGACCATTACGTACGAAACTTAATAGGAGAAAGTCATGGGGTATGTAAGAAGAACGCAACGACTACTTGAGGAAGTCGAAGACATTGTAGGGTCTATGAGGGATAAAGAAATTGGAACTTTACCCGCTATGGAGAAACCGGAGATAGGGTCTAACGAGCACAATGACCTATGCACTTTTATAGAACACAAGGTATGGGGTATCGCACTCCCACTGAAGGACAAAGTACCTAAATCATGGATAACTACAGAAAATAAGTTGGACATTTACATTGAGGAGAACGGGAGCGTAATATTTCCCGCACCGACGACTCATCAGTCACATATAAGTATAACCACAGAGCCTAGTCGACCCTTTTCAGGACCTCCTAAGAAAGAAGATGGCTCTGACTTTAGTAGGTGGGGTACATATTCATTCCAAGCGGACGACTCATTACCTACGTCGATGCGCACCTGGATAACTGAGTACACCGAGAACGAGCGGAAGAAAACAGAAATCAGGGATAGGTTTAACGGTATTAAAGACCAATTAATATCTTTCCTAATGACTCACGCATCGCTCAACACAGCACTCAAAGAAATGCCCGAGTTGGAGATGTATATAAGTGCTGATGACTTAGCCAAGGTACGCACGAAAGGCAAGACGACTCCGACGGTTAAAGTAGTAACTACTGTCGAAAAGCTAGCCATAGATATTGACGCGTTAACACAAGCCGCCGTCGCCTACCGTATAACAAGTGCAGGAGATAAATGATGAATAAATACATAATTGATCTAACGGGTATCTATATAGAAGACTGGGATAACACCACCATACTGATTGAATGTAACGGTAACGTGGAGGCTATCCCGTTTGATAAAGAGGACATAGTCCAAACAATAATTGATGAAGAAGAGGTGAGCGATGAATAGAAATGAATTATTTCAACGCCTATCAGGGCACTTTTTATCTGAGCATTTGCCTGAAAACTGGCATGAAATGTCGGAGAAAGAACTGTCGGATTTTATATCAGAGAATCCATGGGAGCCGCTAGAGCATTTAAACGCGGACGATATATTCGGGCTGATTGATGTGCTAACCACTGATGTAGAGGCAATAATAGATGGTCGTGAGTTGGATCTGCTAGGAGAAAAACGAGAGGAGAAGAGCGATGAGTGAAGAGAAACCGGCCGAAGAAGGAAAGCTATTCAAATGGTTAAAAAATTGTCCTTATCCGTGGAACTGGCAGGTACATAAGTCCTATGATAGTGATTACTTCACTATAGGTTTCTTTAATGAGCGAGGTGAAAACGATGAAGCGCTGAGAGATGACACTTCTGTAGACCCGAGTGGCGCGTACTACATCCTTGCAAAAGAGGGCGATACTTTCCTTGTAGATAGATTCTCCGCTGAAACTGAAGACGAGGGAAGCTGTTGGACTGATGGTCGTATTTTCGGTACTGAGCACGAGGCTAGAGTTTTGATGGAACTAGTGAAACTATCTAGTAAGGCGTTTAATGAAAATTGGGTAGAGGAGAAGAACGATGAGTAAAGAAGATCGCGATCTGCACTTGTTTACACGTTAACTCAATAGAGTAATAATAGGGCCTTACACAATAGGAAGGAACCAATGAAAATAAAAGATCTCAGGTTAGGTTGGGCCCACGCTGTAGAATTGCGGCAAATGCAGTCAACTATAAACGTAGAAGAAAGTGTGTACCTCAACGACACTGAGTTATCCGTCTTATGTTTTATATCGTACGCAAACGGAAGGGCTTGCGTAACCGGTATCGTGGAGCACCCTCACTTTTCTTTTTTATCACGGTCTACAGTAAAACGAGCTGTAGCTAAACTACTAAGAGAGAAACTTATTCAGGCTTTAGATAGTTCTAACGACAGGCGCGAGAGGTTGCTTTCTATAAAAGAGGAGTAGCACATATATGAACCCCAAGGAAGAGCAGTTGATGATGTTGAAATTAATATTAACAACCCGTGAGAAACAAATATTGTCTTTAAGGTTCGGGTTCGACGCGGAGGCTCCAATGACTTTAGCAGAAGTAGGTAAAATGTTAAACATGAGTTACCAGGATGTCCGTGTTATTCAAGTCCAAGCCTTAGATAAGCTCAGTAAGCACCCTCGGGTGCAACACCTTCGGGATTACTTATCAAAGGACTACGTAGCACAACCCGACTCCGCACCGGAAACACCGGAAACACCGGAATGAGCGCGTGGTTCTGCAATACGATAGACGGGGAAAAGAGGTGTATGGAGTGGGAGGAGTACAAAGAAAACGGGTGGGATGATAGTAAAAGTTTCCCTGTTGAGTACGACACCGGTTACATACTTAAGAAGAAAGAGGAGGAAGAATGAAAACCTGTGTAGTGGATTTGGAAACGTTCTGGGATGTGGGGCACTCACTAACTAAAATGTCCCCTATTGCGTACTGTATGCACCCGGACACAGAGATAATAAGTTGCGCATTTAAGTTCGGTACTGAGGAAACCGAGGTTGTCTTTGGGGAAGACAAAGTAAAAGATTACTGTGCCGGTATTGATTGGACGCAGTACTGGGTTATCGGGCATAACCTATCAGGGTTTGACTCAATGATCTTGTCGTGGCGCTTAGGAATTAAACCTAAGATGTGGGGTTGCACCCTAGCTATGGCAAGACCGATACACGCCAAAGATGTTGGGGGATCTCTGGCTAAGCTAGTTAAGCATTACAAAATAGGTTTTAAAGATAACTCTGCGCTACTCAAAACTAAAGGGAGACACCTTAAAGACTTTACTGAGGAAGAAGTTGAAGGTATGAGGGTGTACAACAAAGAGGATGTAGACCAATGTTACAAACTGTTTACACGACTCATACCTCAGACAAAGAAGAGTGAGGCACGCCTTATAGATATAACCATAAGATCTTTAGTAGAACCTCATTTCGAGTGTGATATGGATCTACTGAATAACACCTTGGTAGAGGAAGGTATCCGTAAGAAAGCACTACTGATAGATGCGGCTAGAAAGATGGACGTATACGAACCTGGGATGGACGACGATGAAGCCGCTGAAGCTGTGCTGAGGTTACTCTCTTCCGCGCCTAAGTTTGCTAAGTTCCTAAAGAACCTAGGGGTAGATGTTCCAACGAAAGTATCACCGCGAACGGGGAAAGACATACCCGCCCTAGCTAAAACCGATGAGGACTTTATAGCACTGCAAGAACATGAAAACCCATTGGTAGCAACTGCGGCTAACGCCCGCCTCGATGCAAAAAGCACCCTACTCCAGACACGAATAGTTGCGTTCCTTGCCGCCGCTAACGCACACCCAGAAAAGAAAGTCCCGATACCGTTGAAGTACTACGGAGCGGACACGACAGGACGGTGGTCGGGATGGGCGTACAACCCACAAAATCTTCCTCGCATTAACCCGTACTTCCCCAAACCATCAGATGCACTGAGAAAGTCTTTAGTCGCCCCCAAAGGATATAAAGTCGTAGTGGCAGATTTGTCAGGTATTGAGCTACGAGTTAACCATTTCTTGTGGAAAGTATCATCTAGCATGTCCCTATTCGAGGAAGATACAGCAAAAGCTGATCTGTATAAGGACTTTGCTAGTGTATTATATGAAGTACCATTTGAGGACGTAACGAAGGAGCAACGCCAAGTTGGAAAAGTATCTCACTTAGGTCTGGGATTCGGAGCGGGTTACATAACGTTTCAAAAAGTTGCGAAGCTCATGGGAGGGGTTAATATTGATCTGGACGAGTCGAAAGATATTGTTGACGCGTGGCGCACGGCGTACCCTGAGATTACTACGGGGTGGAGAACCTGCCACGACGCGCTACGTACCATATTGAGGGGAGCAACCGGAGGTGCTGTTGACCCGTGGGGCATGGTATACCCGATACCCGAAGGGCTCCAAACCCCTAAAGGAATTATCAGATACCCAAACCTACGAACAGAAGCAAACGAGGAGACAGGGAGAACTGAATTTGTTTATGGGCATGGGCGCAACAAAGCTAGGATTTACGCGGGGAAGATAGTTGAGAACATCGTTCAGCATTTGGCTAGATGTGTAATTGCCGACAACGCGTTAGAGGTTCAGCGTGTATCACGACTCATACCCGCTCTAATGGTTCACGATGAGCTTGTCTACGTGGTGCCTGAAGCAGAAGCGGAAACAACACTGGCGCTAGTCCAAGGCATAATGCGTACGCCCCCTGCTTGGTGGCCTGAGCTGTTAACTTGGAGCGAGGGAGACATAGCAAATACGTACGGTGATGCGAAATAAACACTACACAGGGTTCGTAAAATGGGGCATAATAAAACCTGTCTATTACCACATGTGTGCACGTGTAGGCACATACAAATCAACAACGGGAGAAGATTACCAAAATGGAGTTAACAAAACCATGGAGTTATTCCGCACTAAACGCGTTTGAAACTTGTCCGCGTCGATACCAATTAACGCGAGTTACTAAGGAGGCTAGAGAGAAACAAACGGAAGCTACCCTATGGGGAAACCGTGTTCATAAAGCGTTAGAAAATTTTGCTAAAGGAGAAAAGGCGCTCCCTAAAGAACTGAAAAAGTATGAAAGGTACGTCACTAAAATATTATCGTACGAAGGGAAACGTGTAATAGAAACACGAATGGCAATTAACAATAATTTCCGCCCTACCAAATGGATGGCTAAGGATGTATGGTGCAGGGGGATAATAGATATAGGCGTAGTCGGGTCAGATACAGCGTATCTATTGGACTGGAAAACAGGAAAACGAAAACCGGATTCAGACCAACTGAAACTATTTGCTGTGTTAGCATTCGCGCACTACCCGTGGATAGAAAAAGTTACCACGGGCTTTATATGGTTAAAGGATTCTAAGTTTGACAAGGAGGTGTTCACGCGTGACCAAATTATGGGGATATGGGAAGAATTTTTACCGCGCCTCCAACGACTTGAAACAGCGTTTGAAGATGACAAATGGCAACCGAAACCTTCAGGGCTATGCAAGAACTGGTGCCCCGTAGGGTCTAAGTTGTGTGAATTTTGCGGCGTGTAAAAGGAGTAACTTGTGAAAGAACTTAAAGACTTAACGGACGAAAATTTAATCCGGTATGCAGTAATGAAAGATGAGCTAACGCCGCTTGAGTTAGAACTTCTACTGAGGCTAGAAGAGCACTTAGACCAGATCCTAGTTTTGCTAGACCCGGATGAAGAAATCCCGAAACTATTAAATTAAATTATGGCAAATACACCCGAAGGGAAAGTAAAAAAGAAGGTAAAAGAATATCTTAAATCTATAGGGGCATGGTACTACATGCCTGTTTCTAACGGTATGGGGCGTGTAGGGTGCCCTGATATCCTCGTTTGCTACCAAGGGCTTTTCATGGCGTTTGAAACGAAAGCCCCGGGGAAAATAAAGAATACAACAGCTAACCAAGATCGTGAGATCGCTGATATCAAACGTGCTAACGGGTTAGCAGTTGTTGTTGATGACGTTGAACAGGTCAAGGAGATAATCAATGCCCAAATCATCGAAGCAGGAATTGGAAACAAAAGCAAAATACAACAAGAAGAAGAAGGTTCAGGATAATAGAGTAAAACAAAACAAAGCAAGGCGCCACGCTGAAGACAAAGGTTTAGTTAAAAAAGGTGACGGGAAAGACGTTCACCATAAGGTTCCTTTAGCGAAAGGCGGTAGCGATAAAGATTCTAATACTAAGGTAGTAAGTCGTAAAACAAACCGAGGTTGGAGGAAGAAAAATCCAGAGATGTATAAAGGGAGGAAGTAGTGACTGTGGTAAGGGTTTTAGTGGCGCTACTCTTAGCGCCTTGGCTAGTTTTACTAGCCTGCACTGTAGCAATTATTCAATTAATCGATGGTACTTTTTGGGAAGGAGGTAGTAGGGATGAGTAATCCGGTTAGGATTAGAAAAAAGAGTGCCTATGATGAGGCGTTGGAGCGCATAAATTCGCCGTCACATTATACGAATGGTAGAGTCGAATGTATCGAGGCAATTGAGGCTTCGATGAGCCGGGAACAGTTCATTGGATTCTTAAAAGGGAACGTTGAAAAGTACCTTTGGCGGTTCGACACGAAGGGCATAAAAGACACGATGAGCGAGGACGAGAAAATGCTAGTTCGGTATGAGAATTTAGGCAAAGGTGAGTTCTATTTAAAGCGACTAATGTCGGCGCACACACCGAGCGGAATCGGTGTTCCTCAGTATGAAGAAATGGAGATGCAGAATGATTGAATGGTTGAATCGTTGGATAAACCCACCTGTTAATGAATGTGTCCATAAAGGTGTGGGCTATAAGCATAGGGAGGAAAATAAGTGTTGGTGTGGCGCTGGGTTGGTCACGTTCTATAGTTTGAAGAATAGGCAGTGTGTTGATTTGGTAAAATGCGGAAGGGTTTACGACCTCTATGATGGGGTTGAGATTAGGCACCAACGATAGACTAACCGGAGAAATACCTATGATGATATGGGCTTCTAAGGGGGTAGTGCTATTTAAGCTAAAGAACTCTGAACGGATACTTAACATTATCCCTACAGCAAGGGCGTTTAAAGTAAAAGGTAAAGTACTTACCGCAGTCCCCCACAAAATAGATGAGACCAAAGTGCTAAGGGCTTTAGGGTATAACGTCCCCTCCCCCATAAGGCACTACTATAAATGGCCCGGAAGGTTTAAACCTTTCGACGCGCAAAGAGAAGCGGCGGCGTTTTTATCCATGTACGACAGGGCTTTCAATTTAAGTGAGCTAGGCACAGGAAAATCGTTAGCGTCCCTATGGGCGTACGACTATTTAAAAGGTGTAGGCAAACTCAACAAAGCCCTGATTATATCTCCGCTCTCTACACTGGAACGTACTTGGGCAGATGAGATATTTAACCACTTTCCGCACTTAACTTTTGCGGTGCTTTACGGTACTAGAGCAAAACGAATCAAGCTACTCAAACAAGATGTAGACATTTACATAATCAACCATGATGGCGCAGGTATTATCGAAGAGGACTTACGCTCTAGGGATGATATTGATTTGGTAGTAGTCGACGAAATAGCTCAGTGTGCTCGTAACGCAAGTACGGACAGATGGAAAATAATTAATAAAATAGTAAACAAGCATAAGCAAAAACGTTCTTGTTGGGGCATGTCAGGAACTCCTACTCCAAACGCTCCTACAGATGCTTGGGCACAGTGCCGCCTAATCTCTCCCGATAAAGTCCCTCCTTATTTTAACCGCTTCAAAATGCAGGTCATGAGGCAGGTAAGTCAGTTCTCTTGGATTCCTAAAAGCGGCGCAACTGAGATAGTTCAGGCTGTTATGCAACCGGCGATAAGATTCACCCGAGACGAGTGCTTAGATCTGCCTCCCCTAATGTTTGAGTCCCGAGAGGTGCCGCTTACTAAAGAGCAGAACAAAGCGTACAAAGAAATGCTTACAAAGCTACGAACAGAAGCTGAGGACGGTGAGATAACGGCTGTAAATGAAGCAGTGAAACTGGGTAAACTTATCCAGATTGCCTGTGGAGTTATTTATTCTAACAACGGGGACGAAGTTCACATTCCATCTTCGCCTAGGGTGCAAGAGACTAAAGACATTATTAATGCCGCCGAGGGTAAGGTTATTGTATTCGTGCCCTTCGTGTCTGCGGTGAAGATGGTAGCTGAAGAACTGAGTAAGGAGTTCGCTGTTGAAGTTATATATGGAAAAGTTAAGAAAGACGAGCGTGACCGTATATTTAAATCCTTCCAAAAAGGGAAAGACCCTAAGGTTTTAGTCGCTCAACCGGCGGCTATGTCCCACGGGCTTACGTTAACTGCGGCGAGTACCATTGTGTGGTACTCATGTGTCACGTCTAACGAGGTATTTGAACAAGCCAATGGTCGCATAAACAGACCGGGACAAAAAATGAACAACTTTATAATCACATTGGAGGGAACAAAAGTAGAGAAACGTATATATAAACGCCTCAAAAACAAACAGAAAATGCAGGGAGCACTTTTGGATGAAGTTAAAGCTAGAAGGGTAGCAGTAATGGCTTGACGAACAAACGTATCCGTAGTAATCTGTTAGCATGTACACACATATGAGAGGACTAGAACACTATGAATTTACTTAAACCTGAGGAGGTTTCGGCAAAATTAGGAATCACCAAGGCGGCGTTAACCGCCCTACGTAGAAGAGAAGATAGCTTCCCACCACCTGTTAGAGTTTCTCAGAAAGTTCTTAGGTGGGACGAAGTTGATGTTAATGATTGGCTAAAGAGCCGAAAGGAGGTAAGTGTTGAAGATAACAGATCTTGATGACGCGTCTCTGCTGAAAACGTTCATTGGGCTCCGAGATAGGCGGTCTCGTCGGAAAGTAGACTACCAACTAGAGGACTCGGGGGACAAGGGTAAACAGGATCGCATAGAAGAAGAATTCCTAAAACGTTTTAACGAACGAGGGATAGATAACGTATCTACTAAGGGTGTCGGCACAGCGTACAAAACAATTCGCACATCAGCGAGTGTAGCTGATTGGGATGTTCTATTTGAGTTTGTCCAAGCAGAAGGCGCTTGGGAAATGTTAGAACGCCGTGTCAACAAAACCGCAGTAGAACAATTCAAAGCTGTTAACGAAGATCTCCCGCCAGGTATCAACTGGAGCGAGACGCAAGTTATTAATTTTAGACGTAAATAGAGGTGGTACATGAGCGACTTAATCGCGCAAGATTTAACAATCCCTGATCACTTACAGGGTAAGGCCCAAAGCACTAACTTTTTCGCAGCAGCGGGAGGATCGGCAGGATTCCCTGCTATCTCCATCAAAGGAAAAGCCTTTAGTGTTAAACGAGGTGGGGAAGTTAAGTTAATACTAAAACCAGGGCCAGAGAAAGAACCGGCTACTGTCTTAGAGCTGATAGTTTTAGCAGTTAACCCTAAAAAATCCAAGACATACTACGAAGTAGCATACACGCAAGGGTCTAACAGGGCGCCCGACTGTTCGTCAGACGATGGAGTATCCCCGTCAACACAAGCTACTTCCCCCCAATCTAAAAAATGCGCTATATGCCCCCAAAACCAATGGGGTAGTGGGAGGGACGGTAAAGGCACCAAATGCGGAGACTCTATGAGACTAGCTGTAGCTACGCCGGACCTAATAAAAGACCCTATGTTACTTAGAGTCCCTGCGGACTCACTAAAGACCCTAGGTAAGTACGGCAAAGCTCTATCGCTTAGAGGGTTTCAACCCAACCACGTGATAACTAAAATCGGGTTTGACTACGCGAAAGAATACCCTTCCCTTACCTTTAACATGAAGGATTTCGTTGGAGCCGCTGAGTACGCAGATGTGGAGAAGATGTTATCCGAGGGGAAAGAACTCCTAGGTCAGATCACGGGAGAAATTGAGGGCCAATTCAGCACAACGGATTTCGTTGCAGACGCGGGCACCCCTAAGAAATCTCCTGCACTAAAGGAAGCCGAAGCCACCCCTAAAGTGAAAGTTGAAGGGCCCAAACCTAAAAGCGTTAAATCTGTTGAAGAGTTCGACGATATAGACGAAGCCTTAGATAACTTAGATTTCGACGACTAATTACAAACCTCATTACGGGAGGGTTTTCTCTCCCGTAGTGTTATCGTGTTAACAGAAATTTAGGTGGGCGTATGGAGGCAAAACAGTTCCTGGATATAGTATTGCCAGATAAAGGGAATAAGGTACTAGCATTAGCAACCCCAACCACTGAAGGTAACGGTGTTTGGTTTAAATACAAAACTTACAAAACAGCACAGGAAGTAACAGTTGCGGCAGAACTATTTGACGAGAAAGCCGAGACTGTATATTTCGCAGTCAACTCCTTCGGTGATTGGTACAAGGACGAGGCTAAAGGGAAAAATCGTTTACGAACTCAAGAAAATGTAGTTGCGTGTCGTTCATTGTACGATGACTTCGACGTCGGTAGCGACGACCCGAAAAAGTATACGTCCCGAGAAGAAGCGCTTAATGACATAATCAAGTTAGCACAAGCAGTAAAGTTAACTCCTACTATTACGTCGTCGGGTGGAGGGTACCATTGTTACTTTTCGCTAGACGAAGATGTTACTCAAGACATTTGGCGAGAACTATCCTCGCTAAAGCGTGACATAACTACGCACCTACGCATAAAACCGGATAGAGCTGTCGATATGGATAGCGCTCGTATACTACGCCCCGTGGGAACGTACAATAGAAAATCAGGCACCCCCGTCCCAGTTGAAATGGTCAAGCTAGGTAAACAATACCCAGTTGAAACCGTTCGGGCTAAGATGCAGGGGTTCATCAAAGAACAAGGGGTTCAGCCGGCTCCGACTGAGAGAGTTAGAGGTAAGATAGCTAACCCTTTTGCGGCGGCCTTAGGGGACCATCCCCCATCGGACGCTAACCAAGTCGCTGAACACTGTGCGGCGATTCGGAAATTCAGAGACACTAAAGGAGACATACCCGAACCCCATTGGCATCGAGCTATTGGGGTAGTCAAACATTGTACTGACGGCGAACGAATAATCCACGACTGGAGTCGAGGGTACTCAGGATACTCAGAAGGTGAAACCCAAGCGAAGATAGACGAGTGGAACGTAGGGCCTACTTCGTGTGCTGAAATGGATAGGCACATAGGGTGCATGAAAGAATGCCCCATGGTAGATAAGTGCAAGTACCCCATACAGTTAGGTAATACCGAGACCGTAACGTCTACAGCAGAAGAGACCGAAGTTCCGGAGAACAACGCTAAAAGCGTCCCCGTGATAGAGGGGGAAAGCATACCCTACTGGCCCGCGAGCGGCTACAGATGGAACGGTTCTGCATTATCAAGGTCAGTGGTAGATGCTGACGGTGTAGTCCACTGGCGCCCTTTCAGTAGATCATTTATATACCCTATAAATCGGATCCAAGACAAAGAAGGAACGTGGGTTGTCCATTGGAGAACCAAAGAGAAAAACGGCAACTGGCGTGAGTTCTTCATGCCCACTTCCGAGTTAGCATCTACAGACTTAATGGCTAAAACTTTAGCCTCGCACGAGGTATTCTTGACTAGAACTAGAAACGCAAGAAATGACATGGCTGAGTTCGCAGAAGGTTGCATCGAAACATTGCAGGCGTGGCGAATAGAAACCAAAACATATAAGCAGTTCGGTTGGACTGACGATAGAAAAGGGTTCGTTATGGGGACTAAGCTCATAACCCTTGCCGGAGAAGAAGACGTTCTCTGCGACCCTGATATGCCTTCTGACATTGTAGCTGACTTCGGGACTTCGGGAACTCTAGACGAATGGGTGTCTAATATAAAAACCCTGTACGACAGGCCGAAGGCTGAACCTTTTCAGTTCGCTATATGCCACGCAATGGGGTCTGTGTTAGTGCCACTCATGAACTCTTCCAATTGGCACGGACTGTCTTTCGCCCTTACAGGCTTCGGTGGTACAGGTAAGTCTACTATAGCGAAAACAGCCTGTGGGTTTTATGGCAACCCTGAATTTATGGAGCGCCAGACAGGTGAGCAAGGTTCTACTCTAAACGCCGCGATCAAACGTATAGCCATAATGGGGTCTGTCCCTATGTTACTTGATGAGTTTTCAGGTAGACAACCTGATGAGTTAACTAGAACAGGTTACGCGTTAGCTAATGGACGAGACAAAGAGCGTTTAGGCCCTAGTGGTAAGTTCGCTACAGTAGGGGGCCAGTGGTTTAAGAACAGCTTCATTACCAGTAACGATTCGCTCCACGAAAGCATAAGCAAACTCCCTGCAGGCTACAGAGTAGAGGCTACACAGCTACGCTTTTTCGAGGTTCAGTTACCTGAGTCTTTTATCACAGATGTGTTCCCCGATGTAACTCAGACTTTCATGGAACATCATATGGATAACGTCTATGGTGAGGCCTGTAGGCCGTTTATCAGGTTCGTTATTAAGAACCATGATTGGGTCTGTAGACAGCTCACAGCGGCTAGGGTTAAACTTAACCCCTCATCGCAAGAAGATAACAAAGAGCGTTTCTATAGAGACACAATAGTGACCGCTTTAGTAGCAGGAAAGATCGCTGAACGGCTAGGGCTTATCTCGTTTGATCTGAATCTTATGAAGAAGTGGGCTTTATCACAAGTGCTCAAGATGAGAGAAAGTCGGAAAGAAAGCAACACAGATATTAGTGAACATATAGCCCTCTTCATATCTACTCTGCCGGGACGACTCATCATTACGAAGCGCTTCGGCGACTCACGGGTTAAGCATAAAGAAGCTCCAATGGAGATGCTTCGCGGTCCTGCGGTCGGGCGTGTCTGCACCGAAGATAAGAAAGTATACATAACAGCCAAATCGGTTAACGATTGGTGCAAGGAGAACGGTGTAGCTCCCGCCGCGATGAAGGAAGAATTGGATAGAGATAACTACCTGATATACACAGCAGAAGGGAAGCCAAGCCACAAATGTTATATAGGTTCCGGCTCTACTATCCCCAGTGGACAATCCCGATGCTACGAGTTTAAGTACGGTAAGTTATTTGGGGATACTGCTCCGTTACATTTGGTCGAGACTGACAGTGGAGTCATGACGGAAACGGTACTAGATGACGAATGATGAAGAAAGTGCCAGCGGGCGGTGTGCTTGTCATGATAAAAACACCCGCAGTTAAAACAGTCTTACCTACCCTTTGCGCTCACCATGCAATCGAGGCTGTGTCTTAACCGGCTTGCCCACGTTACGGGCTTCTTATTTTTGTTCTTAAAGAAAGGAAAAGCCCGGAAACTAGAGGAGAATCCGGGCTTTAGAGGGTAGCGCGTAACCCTGCGCTAAGGGTGAGGTGGAACGAGGTGTTAATCTTTCGGTTGTTTTTTTCGTAACTGCCTTCTGAGTTTCTGTTCCTTTGCCTTTGCCCTTATAGGGGCCATTACTAAGTTTATAGGGTTAGTATACTTTAAAGTGGAGACTTCGTTGTTAAAAAAGGGCCTTACTTTCGTTTTTGCTTTCTGTAGGGCTGCCCACCGAGCCATTAGCTCTTTCTTGTCCCCTTTATTTTTCTCTTCGTGCGCCTTTATATATAGTTTGCGTACCTTGGATTGCTCTTCGCTAAAGTACCTTTCTAGTTCGTACTGCTCTCCCCTCTTCCATTTCAGCTTAGTTATTTCAGTAGCAGGAATCCCCAAAGCGTTAGCTAGTAAAGATAAACCTTTGAACGAGTCTGGGTCTCTAACTACGGCTCCGTTCTTCAATGAGTACCCTTCTTTGCTTATCCTCAAAGACTCCATAGCTGTTCTTATGCCTTTAGGTAGTGCGTACTCCGTAGCTCTCCACATATTCCCTTCCTCAAAGTAAGCCGCCGCTCTTACAAAGTTTGAACCCGTTGTCCCGGATGGACCTAAGATAATTTCTGCCGCCGCCGCCATCATATCGTTAGGGTCTGTGGAAAGCTCTGTGTACGGGATAGGGTCAAACACATGTTCCTGACTTAGCTTAGTGGACATATCTATTCCTACTATAGAAGGAATCCCTCTAGTTATTATATTAGCCCACGACTCATCAAGGTTCTCATATATCCATCGCTCTAAATCTTCGGTCTCAGGCTCATAGTCGCCCTCTCCAATTGCCGCCATAACGAACGGAGCGAGGAATGTCAGCATCGGTATACCTTTCACCCCCGCGAATAAAGCTCCATGCCACAATAAGAACCCTAACGTTCTCCCCGCCACTATTTTTTCTTTTAGGCTCTCTCCCTTATAAATCTCTTTAAACGCATTAGCATACGCCCATCCCATCATTAACTGGTACTTACGGTACTGCCCTGTTATCTTAGGTAACTTTTTAAGTAGTAACGGTGCATCTTCGCTAGAGAAATCCCCCTGCGATTTTCGTACTATACTTATTGCGTACTCTCTAGCCCCTGCCTTATTGGGAGTAAACCCTAATTTTTCTAGTTTACCCTTATTCTGCTTCTGCAAAGCCACATCGTACGCCGCTACAGCTGTTGACACACGGTTGTGCGCTTCCACTAATCTAGCGACTTGATACAAAGAATGGGATATTTTTGAAGCTCCTTCTAGGGTTTTACCGACCGCATCAACCCCCGTACTAACGGTGTGGAATGTGGATAAGTCATGATCCATACCCACGTCGAGAAGTTTCAGGTCTTCTAGTTCCTGCATCAACGCTTTGTAGGCATCAGGAATTTTATCAAGGTCCACATGCGCTTGTAAGCTAAACCCTTTACTCCCTAAACTGATTGCACCTCTGGATATCTTATACCCCTTTCCGAAGTAAGGCATAAGTTTGTTCCACGAAGTTGCATAGGCACCGAAATCCCCTGATATCATCGGAATAGCAACCATCATGACTTGCGTAGCGTTTGTAAAATGATATCCCACACTGGACGTTAGCATATAGACCGTGTTGGTAGCCGTTATTGCATCCTGCCAAGGAGTTTCTTTAGCGCTTAAAATATCCCTGTAGTGCCTAACTACCATGTTAAAGTCCGAAGTAGCGGAGTCTCTATCGGCACCTGATAGGTCATTAACTTCCTCCCTGGCTTTGTTCAAAGCCGCGCTCATATCCCCACTATGTTCCATACTAGAAATCAGGTTAGCTTCAGCGTTTGCCTGCGCCAAGAAAGACCGAATCATATTTTTTTCAAACCCTGCGTACCCACTACGTTTCGATTGAGCGTGGCGAGCACTGTTCTCACTCAAGGACTCAAAGTACATCTTAGTAATTAACGCTTCCACGTCTTTGAATACCTGTTTAGACTCAGCACCTCCGGTATCTATCTCTGAGACTTTAAGTCTACCTATCACTTCTGTCAGTACCCTATGGTTAGGGTGACGCCCTTCCTCTTCTAGCTCCATTTTCGGGAACGCTTCTTTCGACCCCTGTGGGAACTTATGCCCGAGCTTCCTATTAAAGTCCTTAGCCTCGCCCTTAGTATCGAAGAAAGAAATAACGTAATGATGTGCTTGCCCTTTTAACGTAGAGACTGCTTTTCTATTGTCTCCCGTATTTCCACCTTTGTCGTTTAAAGCCTTTTCCGCCGCTAAGAGTTCAGCAGATTTAAGTTCAGCAACATAACTACCAAAGCGTTTAAGAGGGGCGTACGGGCCTTGCATCTCAGCGGTCCCGAAGAAGCTAAGGTCGAGTTTTCCTTTACTATCCTTATTAGCCTTCCGAACAATCTCCGCCTTCCGAACTCTCATCTCCTCCCCATGAGCGAACACACCTCGTACAATATCTCGTTCTACCCTACCTTTGAGTGCTTTAAACTCCTCTTCAAGTTCAGGATCGACAGTTACAGCACGACCTTCGATCTCAGGGTCGTAAGGCCATTTCTGCTCCAAGGTAGCTTTACTAATAAGGGCGTTAACAACATCCAACCGCTTAGGGTCTAAGTCTCTGGCGTGTACGGCTAAGTCCTCAACTTTCTGTCTAATGGTATTTCTTGTTTTTTCAGATGCTAATAGGTGTTTGTGGAATTCTCCTATCCCCGGAACTAACTTCTTAGCCCTCTCTACAGTCTGACTTAAGAACTCCAGTCCTTTTACGCCTGACCTCCCAAGGTCTAGGACGGTGTGGTACAACTTATAGGTTCTATCTCCGAAGTTGTTCTCTACAAACTCATCAACTCTACCTATTTCTTCTTTGTTCTTCTTAGGGTCTACGTGAGAAGGGTCTTCTCTTTTTATAGAGAACTTAGCTTTAACTTTTTTCGACCCTACGCTACCTGCTCTTCCCTGTTCAACGTTAACTCCGGACCCTGTCATCCGCACAAATTCTATCCCCGGAACCCTACCCCCTAAGTGTTGCGTGAGCCGCCGGCGCGCCTCCTGCAGAACCCTTAAAGTCTGCTCATTACTTACTCCTTCCAGTCGGGTAAATACATCTCCATCAGCTGTCGAAACACTAGAAGCCTCTCCTTTGCCTTTCATATCTTCCATTAGAGGCCCCCATTCATCGGGGCCGTCTACCATTAACTCCCAACGTTTATTTTTCTTGTTCTCCCACATCACTACTCGTAATATAATGGGGCTAACGTCATCCTCTAGGACCGTTTCAGAAGTCTCTGAGAAGTCTCTACTTTCCGCCGAAGAGAATTCGACCACTAAGGAAATGCCGTAATGTCTGTTTACGGACTCAATATTAGTATGCTTGCCTAACTTAGATTTCGGTCCCCATGATACATGGTTAACTACTACCTGCACGGCCCCCGTTTTGAGAGATGCTTGGTCATAGGCCACCCGGTTTAGCTTAAATCCTTCCATGCGCCGGGACTTTTTCTCTTCCGGGCTGGAGTGGTACGTTCCGCGCAAGTACTCAGCGACATCGCTCACTGTGTCGTGGTACGCGTCTGAACCCTTTTCTCTAGAGCCTCTGTTAAGTGCCCCGATAGCAGCACCATGCGCGAGAGTAACTAAGCCCTGCGCATTTAAATTATCACTAGGATTTTTAGAGCCTGTAATCTCGCCCCATTTTTTAGCTAAGAAATCGCGTACAGCACTCAGCCATTGCGACAACACGTTTGTGGAATTAGCATCGGGTGTAATACCTAAATTTACAGCTTCTTCAGCCGCGTACGCTACTATTTCTTCCTGTAATATCGCTTCGTCCCTTAATGATTCTGCTCCCTCTTCAGTCATGTTAGCCGCAGCAATTCGAACTACTACAGCCTCATAAATCTTTCTCTCATCCGATCCTTCGGGAGCATTCTCCCACTCTTTTACTTGATCGGACAGGGTAGCAAACTCATCAACATTTCCAGCGAGCCCTATGTGCACTCCCACTTCGTGGAGAATTATCGCTAGCTCTTCGCCGGGCGCTATGTTTTCCGCGATCAGATGGACGGTTGCAGTATCATTCGGGTCAACGATACCTTGAGTAACTTTTAACGTTTCTGAACTTACCCTACCTTTGAGTGCTTTAAACGCTTGTTCAACATTCCTATGCACTTGGATCGTGCTGTTAGGTCGATTTATTTTAGCCCCTAACTTACTAACTATTTTCCTTATTGCCCCGACCGTTGTCCCACCTTTCTCAGCCCCCGAAATAGAGAACTTGGTTCCCTCTAGCTGTTGGTTAGCCTCAGCTAGGATTTGTTCCGCACTCTCCAGGTCTTCCTCCAGGGCTGTTTTTACATCATCGTCGGGAGAATTTTCTAGTTGCTGACTGATAGCAGCTATATCAGCCTCAGCTACGTCCCGTTTAACCTCTAAGGCTTTTCGTTCTTCGGCCCGTAGTTCTTTAGTACTTTCTCCATTTGTCGTGTTAGCGGGGTCCCCTCCTCCTTGTGTACTTTTAGTTCCTTCGCGAAGTCCTTTAGGAACTTCCTCATTTTTAGGCGTTGCCCCTTGTTCACTTTGGGGTAACTTTGGTTTTTCGAGTTGTTTACTTCCTTCATTAGTTACCTCTTTTAACGTTGACGACACTATATTCAGCTCGAGCTGTGTCTTCTCTAATCCTAACTCCTCCAAGTTTCCAATTTCTAGTCCTTGAACTGCGGCGAGAGCCCATTCAAGTTGGGCATCCGGGTCTAACTCTGAAAATTGCTTACCCCCCGTAGTGTTGCCACTAGAGGTACGATTCCAAAGGTCCTCTAGTAGTTTTGCACCTGTTAATGACTTTAAGGTTCCTTTAGCCCTCTCTACTGTCTGCCTAAGTCGTTTGCCCGTTTCCACAGCTCTTGCGACCGCAACAGGATCAGGCTTATCTTCCACGCTCTTGTTTATGTCTTCTGCTTCTTGCCCTGTCGGCGCCCCGGTGTCTGCGGTGCCGCTACCTGCGGACTTTATCTCACTTAGACCTTGGACAACTAAGGCATCCACAGCATCAGCGGTTGTACTTAGGCTCGAGGTGCTTGTCCGCGTACGTCCTTGCGGACCTCCCGAACGTTCCTTAGTTTTCATGGCGGCAAACGCCTTACCTATATTTTCTTTTCCGTCGACGCCCTCTATTTTTTTCATCATGCCATCGAACGCACTTTTTACTGCTTGTCGACTTGCAACAAGAGGCTTCCCTGTTTTAGGGTTTACGTGTGTCTTCGACAGGGCTTTGTATATAGCCTGAACGTGTTTAGTACTTCCCTGCACGAAGTCTTCTACAGCTCCCTCGCGGGCCTCGCGGGCTAAGAACTCAAACACAGTCCTTTGATTCCCAACAAGTCCGTACTTTTCAGACTGGATATCTACTGAAAGCTCTGTACCACTGGGAATACTACCCCCGGGCACTAGAGAAGTGGTATTCTCCCCTTCCTTTTTCTTTGCGGTAAGCAGACTTAACTCCGCCTCGAATTTAGTCTTTCCTCCCTTACGGCGATTGTAAAAAGCATTACCTGTGCGTAGCGCCTCTAGCTCCGGATGTTCCTCCGCATAATTTTCCCCCAAGGCTTCTACTGCATCAAGCCTAGCTTGTTCTTTCCGTGATATTTTCTTAGGGATGACGTCCTTGTCTTCGGAGGACTCCGTGTTGGGTTCTACCGGTACTGTTACTTTTTCTGTTAACGCGGTAACAGGTGGTGTTCCGTCTTTTTCTTCTTTTACTCCGTCTGTAGTTACTCCTGTCTTACTTCCAACTACAGGGGACGGTACTGCTTTTAGCCCTCCGGCCTTAACCTTCTTCGCTTGGGGCTTTTTGCCTACACGTTTTGCTTCTCTTAACTCAGCGAGGTTTATTGCGGGTGACCCCCCTTCTTCCATTGGGGTAGTTGCTCTAGCTATATCTTGTCCCGCTAGTCTGATTGCTTCTGCGTCCCCTGACTTAACCGCCTCAGTGTAGTTAGTTAACAGTCTATTAATCTCAGCCTCGATCCCCTTCTGTTGCTCCGGATCTCTAGCCGCTTGATCTTCTTTCATTCTACTGTGGTCAGTTAAAGCACCTTTGTACTCACCTGGTTTGATGACTAAGGCGCTACCGTCCGTAGTAGCTTCCATGAAAGCGTTAATAACTTCCGCTGTAGGTATAGTAGTTTTCCCTTCGGTGTCATACACAAACTCGTTAGTGTTTTCGGGGTCGTCTCTCCACGCTCTAAACGCCTGCCCTACTTCAGATTGGTCGTCTAGAAGATCGTTACGGAATTGTTCTGAACGTTCTTTCTTTTCTTCTACACCCCATTTTTTATTATTTGGAAACGACCCCGCATGTTTCTCTCTAGCCGCTTTGTTTACCTGCTCCTCTGCCGCCGCTTGACGTTCTTCTTGTACTTCGAGATCTACAGCATCAACTATTTTCGCGTCCATGGCAGGGCGCGCTTCGGTAACAACATTCCCCTCTTCGTCGGTAACTTGTTCAGATCCTAGTTTTGCTGCATTGATAATTTCTGCGGCATGTTCCTCAGAAGTAGCATCCAGAAGTTGGTTTTTGAGCGCCGCATATTCTTGGGATATCCTGTTTCTTTCTTTCGCATCGCGGACCTTATCGTTTACGCTCCCACTAACCTTATCCTGAGAATCCTTTTTTCGCGTTAACGTGTTAACACCTACACTTTGACCGGCTCCCGTGATACCACCAATTACAGCACTCCCACCAACGTCCTTATGCCAAGGTTCTCCTGTGCCTATGTTCGTGCCTACTTGTTCAGCGCTCTCTTGGACAAATTCTTCACCGAATTCCTGAGCGCCGCCTAATCCGTACTTCTTCCATAAAGGTATATCACCTATTTGTTTCCCCGCCGTTTTAGCCGCTCTATCTTTAGCTGACTTGCTTACCCCGCCGCCAAGTAAATCAACAGCGTATTCATCTACATCTGTGACCCCTAACTTCCGTGCAAGTTTCCCGCCTCCTACACCCGTAAGCCCTACTGCAACTCCGGTGGGTATAGCTGCTAGTCTGTGTAACCCGTATTCTCCTCCGTCTTCAGCAACAATTTGTTTTTCTACTTCGCCTGCGGACATAGCCCCTTCGCCTATTGCCCCTGCAGCCCGACGACTTAGTCCTTGCCCTTTATTAAGTAAGTTAATACCTTTGGTGGCAGCTTGAGCGCCCTTACCAATTAGCCCGCCACCAACTAAATGAGGAAGGGAACCCGCTACGAAGTTAATAATTTGAGTAGGGTTTTCCCACATAAAGTCAGCCGCTTCACCCCCTTGAGCCATCATAGAATCTGCGATATCACTTACAGACGCCTCAGGCCCTAACTCCCCTGCGGCTTTTTCTAGGCGAACAGATAACTCTTGGTTTATGGCTTTTTGAGAATCAGATAACAGCGCTTCATCTATACCTTCCCCGAAGGACTGTAAACCTTGTGACAAAGGGTCAGCAACAAGATTAACCCCGGGAAGTAAGCTACCGAGCCCTACCACAGCTCCAAGAGCTTTAGGAACTCCGGAGGCTAGTCCTACCGCTACATCGGTAACATCACGTGGGAATGACGATTCTTCAACTTCAGCAGCTTCCTCGTCGTCCTGTAGTACAAACCCAGGTGGTAACGGTGGAACTTCGTCCTGTAGTACAAACCCAGGGGGTAGAGGAGGTATATTACGCATCAGTCGGCACCCACTGGTTATTGATAAGCTTCAGTGTTTTCCCCGTTTTTGGGTCTACTGCTGTTTTCGGGGTAGACTCTCCGGGCTGCGAAGAACCTCCGGCGAGCCCTGACCCATCTTTTTTAAGTTTTCTGAAGAATTCGGCGCCCCATTGTTCTAGGGCTTCCTGGCCTTCACCATTCACCTGCATTGCGTAGTACGCTTGACTACCCATGAAGTCCGTCACTTCTGTTTTATACTTGTCAAGTACATGTTGGTCAGCCTGAACGCCATATAGCTTCGCTTGCGCCGTGACTTTCTTAACGTTCGCCTTGTTAAGAGCTATACCGATAGCATTTACCGGGTCCGCCCAAGCGTCAACGTTGCTTCTAAAGTCCCCCCAATCTTTCCCTCGTATAGTCGGGTTCTCCATATCGAACTCCCCGTCTTCTCCTTTTACAACTACCATGATAGACCCATCATCGTTCTTAACTATTTTCTCGTTCCCTATTACTCCATCTTCAGCATCAATCACCTTTTGCGCGGCGCTAAAGTTCCCGGCGCTGCTACTCCGCAGCCCTTTAGATAGCTCGAGTTTGAACGTTCCCGCGTCCGTCATGAGATTATTTAGTTCTCCCTCGTTCATGGTCTTCAGCATTTGAGCTATTTCAGGAGACCCTGAGGTGTTGAGGTTGTTCGCTAACCAGGATTGGGCCGAGCCCTTTTCTTCGAACATCCCGTCCTCTTTTGCCCTGTGGAATTCGAGTAGTGCGCTGTTGTTATACGACTGTATTTGATTGACCTGCGACTGCAGTGCAGCCTTCTCTACTTGTTGCTCGTAACTCAGGTCCTTGCTGTCTCCCTCGAGCTCAGTTAGTCTTGCCTTAGCGCGCCCTTGGTCAACGTTGGCAGGGTGTAGTTCGGCGTCCTGCGCTGTTTTCTGTGTTTGGGCGGCTACCTGAGCGGCAGTCAGTTCTAGTTGCCCCGGGAGCCGATCATCTCTGGATTTGGTTTGCGACGTCTTATCCACAATATCTGCTTGCGCTTTCGTATTCTTTAAACCGGCCGCTGCTACCTTATCGGCTTGTGTCTGTTCTGCAAGATCGCTCGCTAGTTTTTTTGTCCTAAGATCAGCGCGGAGACCCCTTTGGCTGAGGGCTTTATCTGTGTCACCCCACTTGTTGTACATGGTTTCCATCTGGTCGTACTGAAGCCCGCGTAGCTCGTCGCCTTTAACCGCGTGGTCGTATGTCTTACCCCCGTAGCTCCAGGATTTTCCATCTTCGCCTTCTATAACTTCTTCATTCATGATGTCACGAGACCTAAGACCTTGCCGTACTCCCTTAACCGCATCGAACGTGGAAGAAAAAGCATCTCCGAACGCGCTACCTGCGTTTCTTCTATTCCTAGCCATTAGTGTATCTCCTTCATTTCTAGCCCGAGCATATCGTAGTTAACTGTTAAGAACCCTTGCTCTTCTCCAACTGCTTCAGGGTAGAGTTCCTGTACCTCATTAGCCATCACGCCAACGAACCTACGTTCATCCCATTTGTAGTTAAACTCGTATAGGTTCAGTCCTGTCTTCTCATCTTTTCCGACTTTCTCAACGTTGTCTTTCAGCCTAGGGTCGGAGGCAGTCATAAGCCCTGCGACACCGCCCATAAGTCCACCTGCGGCCCCGGCGTAGTCAGCGAAGCTAGTGGCATTATCGTTCTGGTTCATCATGTAAGAAGTCTGATTGTTTAGAACGTTAGACAGCCCTTGGATCTGCATGTTCTGCCCTGCCCCTATCGTAGATGATCCCATACCCATTCCCGACATTCTATTAAGCCCAGCTGATTGGAAGCTACCACCTGCTGCATTTCCGGCGTTTACTGCGCTACCGTAAGCTGCTGTAGAAGAACCCGATAAGTTACGACCTAACCCAGCTGCATCGAGTTTGCGCGCGTACCCTAATTGTTGCGCTTGGGCTCTTGTTCCCGTCATAGCCCCGGCTCTAGTAGCTGCTTGTGATAACCCTGCTTGCTGCGTCATCCCCATGTACCTTCCCGAGGCGGGGTTCACACCCATTGAGGCCATGGCCCGTTCGTTCGCCTGTCGCGTTCGGTTAAATGCTAACCCTGTGTCGGCTGCAGCTTTCGTTGCTAGCGCATTTCTATAGGCATCTGTGTCAAAACTCTGTGCATCAGCGACAAGGCCTTTCTCCACTGGGCGGTACGTATCCTTTAAGTAGGAGTAGTACTCTTTCCCTTGTTGCATCTGCTGCGCCATACTATCTTTCTGCGCCGTTCCGATCTCCTGTAAAAGAGGAGCATTTTCTTCGTACTGTTTTTTGGAAAACGCTAACTGGTCACGCCCCAAACCCTCCATCAACTGTGCGGATCCTTTACTAGCATTCGCTAGATCAGAATAGTCGGGTGCTGCTGTATTTTTTTTACTCATTTCCTTTTCCTCTGCGATAGTTTTCAGGCCACAAAACCAAAATTACCATGTCTTGTCCTTCCGATCCTGCTTGCTTCATAACGCCTTCCTCTGTAAATCCAATGTGTTTATCTAAGTTTAATGCTTTAATGTTGTCTGCCTCAACTAGCCCTGTTAACCTCTTTAGCCCACATACGGTAAACGCATAGTGAGCCGCATGGTCCAGTAGCGCCGAAAACGATCTGTTAACTTTAGCAACCGCAATATGCGCTGTCGCGTTGCAAGCATTAAAGTTATTAAAAACGACCCCACTAGTAAATTCTCCGTTCACTTCCACGCCCATAGCGTAAAATGACCCCCACGTCGCCGTCTGGCTAACCTGGTCTGCAACCCACTCGCCTACCCGATCTTTATCGTCGAAGACTAAATTAGTTTTACTCATCTTTAGGGTTGTCATCCTTGACTTGTTTTATAGGGTCGTAAAACTCTGGTATTTTAGGTAGGTCTCCGCGTTCCATCGCGTGCCATAGCGCATCGAGCTGATCGCCTATTGGTGGGTACGAGGAGCTACGTAGAGCGGAATAACCTCGGGTCAATATAATCTTCATAGGATATCCACCTCCAACTCTTCTATCTTATAAGGGAACAAGGTCAGGGTGACTTTGTACGTCCCGGGGTCGCTACCATTTAAATCTAAGGAGCCGTCCGTGATAGTTTCCTCGGAGCGCTCTTTGAACTCCGGGCCCCACGCTATAGTTACTACCGTCTCCGGTGGCACGCCGGTTATAACGCCTTCGGATTCAACTACCGCGAGTTTAGGTTTATCTGTTATAACTGGGACCAATACATCGGGAATATACTGGAGAAGGTCATCTGACCTGCCCTCTACGAAGTACGTAGACCCTTGTATTTCCGGATCTTCTCCTAGATATACTCTAGTTATCTCCCCCTTACCATCGTATAAACTGTATTCCATCGACTACCTCTGCATCCCTATTGCGTGTATCCATCTGTGGCTAATGTAGCCCCCTGCCAGAATAGGGTACGCCTGTAGATACGCGGTCAGCGTGACCGACGTGCTGGCGGGTACGGAAACTATCGTCCCTGCGGACCCCGAAGTAGCCCAAGGTATGTTAGAGGTACTCCACGGGACCCACCCATATACGCGAGTAGACCCTACATCTAGGGCCGCCCATAGTGCTGAAGGGGCCTGCCATATAGATCGGTCCATAGAGCATGAGACACCGAACGTAATGAAATAATCTACCGCGAAGCTATTAGGGTTAGTTACCGCTAACGTCTGAAAGGTATGTATAGTATTTGACCATGCAAAAGAACCTGCGGTAAACGCCCCTGACGGTAGTGTGACCGCCCTCCCCGCAATCTTCAATGTATCGACTGCCGCGTCTTGAATCTTAGCCGTAGTAATATTCGCATCGAGGATCTTAGCCGACGTAATATTCGCGTCTGCTATCTTAGCGGTGGTAATCGCTGCACTACCTATCTTAGCGGTGGTAATCGCTGCGCTAGCAATTTGAGCACTGTCAACGGCGGCGGTACCGATCTTAGCAGTGGTAACAGCCAAATTAGATATCTTAGCGGTAGTAATGTTTGCGTCGGCAATCTTAGCGGTAGTAATTGCAGTTGCCGCGATTTGGGCTGTGTCGACAGCTAGATTACCTATCTTGGCATTAGTAATGTTAGCGTCTGCTATCTTAGCGGTAGTGATTGCAGCAGTAGCAATTTTGGCACTGTCAACGGCGGCGGTACCGATCTTAGCGTTAGTAATAACACCGTCATAGATCATAGCCTGCTTCATGTAAGTGCCCGCTGGGATAGTTACACCCCCGACGACTGTAGGAGTATTCAGTTGGAAAAACGGAGCTGCAGTTCCCCCGCCGTATGCGGCAGTTAGTTGCGAGAAAACGTATGCAAGATCCGGAGCAGTTTCTCCTAAAGTACCCGACGTTTGATTGTATGGGCCTTTGTCATCTAACACGTTTACAAAACGAACCCAGTAATAGTGCGACGCATCTGACCCTACGGCATCTGCAAACATCCCTGATGTAGTAGTCCCTATTAAAACGGCTACACCTAAATCATTAGTATCGGCTCTCCATATCTCTGTGTATGAATAGCAAGCATTGTAGCTCACTCCATCCCATGTGAGGATTATCGAAGTCATAGCCCCTGACGAGACTAAATTTAGAGGGGCCGGAGGAGACGTACAACTATCAGTTGTTCCTGTTTCTAAGAAAGATAGATCCCCCGCAGTATTTTTAGTAAACACACCGGTCTTAACTAGTTCTTCTCTTGTAACTATCCCGTCTGGAGACTCAAACGAGTCCCTAATACGATCCAGAAAACGTCGTAGGTCAGGGGCAATGCTAGAAACTATAGAGGGGAGTTTGCTTTTCATCCTTGGTTTAACTCCATGGGCGACTGCGCTAGTTGTACATTATACACCTCAACACTACCTTCCACTTGAAACTCCCAATTATCCCCTAACCCTGAAGGAATCCGGTTTACCGAGCCGCTAGTTATAGACTTAGTTACTATTAATGATCCTTCCCGGTATATCTTTATAGTAACGGGGTAGGCCTCCGCCTGCACTCGGTAGCATGTGAACGCTTTAGGCTCTGAAAAAGTAAACTTTTTAGACTTCCAGGTGTAGCTCAGCGCGGAGCCTGTATCCCATTTGGACAAGTCATTACTTTTAATAATGTACAGAGCGTCATTCTTTAAATCGTTAAAGCCCCCTGTCGCATATATATTGTGAAAGTTCCAGGTTTTCGCAGTTATGTCGTACACAAACCCCCCATTGCCCGAAGTAGTATTTAGGAAACCTACATACTGGTTCTCATTTCTGCACCCTACTAACTCCGCTGGGTTTAGCGCTTGCCAGGAGTACTTATCAAACATGCTTTGTGTTGCTACTGCTGACCCCCCGGGGGAAAGACCAACAAGGCCATCAGGAGAAGCATAAAACACAACATTGTTAAGACTGACAATACTTCTTTTAGATATGCATGCCTGATTTACATCGGCTTCTATCATGGTCATAGCACTAGGGTGAGACCCTTGAATGAAGTACGGTCTGCCTTTCGTGAGGACAACCACGGTGGTATCAATAACTCCGAGCCCCACGACAGGGTACCCTACCGTTTGCATATACTGAACGGGCCAAGCGAAGGGACGGTACGGCTCTGAGAAGTACACGTCATTACCTTTGAACCCCGCCATAACGCCGTTAGGTAATCCCACTAACCCCACTAGATCTGAGGGTGGGTGCGCCCATATTAGAGAAGGAAGTTCCTCACTCAAAGAGTCCCCACTTATGGAGTCCGTATACGTTGTGGTTGCAACAGGAACTTCAGTAACGAAAAAGTAAGAGGTACTGGTTGTGCCGGACGCGGAGCGGTATATCCTTTTTTTAGTTACATTATAACTACCGGTAGGCGCTGTCGGCATAGTCACAATAACGCTCTCTCCCGGGTACACGTCTTCGGTAGACGCAGTCATACTAGTGGCGGAAAAAGGTTCTGATTCTTCGTCCCACGAATTAACGTAAGTAAACGTATATACTCTTGTCTCCGCAATAGTATTTGGACTCGGCGTTCCGGTCTTGGCGGTAGTGGGCGCTGTAGTGGGTTTAGGAACACCTAACGTATACGAACTGACGGGGTAATCTGTTCCCGCACCCGCGAGAGCTAACGCGTTGTCTGTTACCTTCGGAACACCGTCTCCTGTATAGTACGTTCTTTCTGTAGTATCCCCACTAATGAATCCCTGGACAACATCAACCTCGCTGGTCCAGTGGAACCAATACTTCTTTTCATCCGTTTCGCTCTGCCCGAACCTGTATATTGATTTAAACGTTCCTGTTTTAGTTAACGGGGATGGCGTTATGTCAGACACCCCTCGTATAGGCTGTAGAGACCCTAACCATACAGGGCAATTTAACGCTACCTGTGCTGCTTCGTTACCTAAGTACCGAGGGGGAGTCATAGGAGATACCCCCGAAAATTTGTTTACCGTTATTACCGCCACAACCGACCTCCTAGTTCACACATTTTTGTTCTACCCTTTCACTTCCCATCGCGCTTTCAGCCTCCTGCTGTCAATATGTGTAAACGTATCATATTTCCCAAATCCATATAAGTCTGGATATCGTTCGAATAGATATTTATAGACTTTGTGGGAGTGTACTCCCTTTACAATCACGTCACTTGCTTTCCCCTCGAGATGCTTGGAAAAAGCGCGACCCCCGACTGCCTCATTATGTGATTTACATCTCACACCACTGGTTACAGTAATGGGAGCACCAAAGTGTCGCCGTAGCTCCTCCAAGATGCTGATTAACTTCACATCTACTGTAGGATCCTCGGACTGTGGGCACTTACCACACTGGCAAGCGAACTCCTCTCTAGCGAAGTGGGCTGATATCTTACTCATCTGCGGCGCACGTCACTCTAATTGCATCTGGAAACACAGCCCTATCGACAACCTTGCGAACAGCCTTTCTTCCTCCTTCTGGGACTTTACAATATTTAGACACGGCGAAAGATGCGCTCTTGCTGATCACTGCACCTGCCGAGCAGCCAGTCAGTAGTGTTAATATCATTGCTATAATAAATGGAGTTGGTAGTTTCATTTGTTTCTCTCCGTCAAGTAAACATAGTTTCTCATGAAGTGGTCTTTAAACAAATCCGTTTTATCTTTGAACATCCCTATAGCAAACTCTTTTAGACGCAGCTCTAAGCTGGGGTTTTCATGCAGCTCACCAACGCCGTCAAAGTACATAAACTTACCCACATGACGATAGCCAATTAGCCTAGCGGGTTCTCTAGTCACGACATCATTTTGGTTACGGTAGCGCCAAGAGTTGGGGAATTTATAATCAAATATATGACACCATCTAGCGTTACCAACTCTTGGTGAGCCGAAGGTATATAACTCATCACTACGCTTGCCTACATTAGCCATTGCCAGAGTAGCCAATGCACCCCCGAGAGAATGCCCTGTGAATGTGACTCGACGACCCTCGGACAATTCTTCATAGTCTTTAGCGACCATAGTTGCCGCTACATCAAAAGCGTCTGCGAAACCCCTATGGACAGCGCATCCTTTTGTCCCTCTTGGGACTTTGCGAAATTTAAGGTCGGCTTTAATGTCGTTCCAATCCGTAGCTTCAGTTCCTCTGAACACAAAGATTAGATCAGTGTCACTCCAGACAGTGTATAGTTGCGTCCCGCCTTTCGCCGAGTGAAACTTAACATTATAAGAAGGCTGTGACTTACGGAACTTGTACTCAGTGCTGTATGAATCATCACACAACTGAGCCATTTCGTGTGCTTTGTTTATTGGTTTCATAGGCTTAATGGGTTTCCAGTTGAGGTGACTTGTTTCTCTGTTCTTTCTTGGTTTTTTTCGAGCGATTTTATTTCAGCTTCAAGGCGTGTCAGTTTCTCCATCATGCGAGGAAGATCATAATCGTGTAGACGCGCTGACATTTCTAGTGAATCAATTTTCAACTGACCAATGTCATCAGACATCTTCGAGTTCTTAGAGATGCGACCATCATATTGCTGAATCTTGTCCCACATCTGAGCACCTGACCAAATGCCACCGCCCAGTGTTGAAATGATAGCGACGATTACTGTCGCTGATACTTTCTTACCGCCCAACAAATCATTAGTTACTGACATTAGTACCACTCCCCGTTATCTTGAATTGAATTGTCATAACTGGCTAATAGCCCAGAGTCTTCCATGCCATCGTCGGAGTAACCCCCGCCATCAGCGTACCAATCTTCCGTCTGCTCAACCATTGAAACCTGTTCAATAAGTTCAACTTCGTAACTACCCATGTCCACAACTTCTTTAATCTGGAAAGTAGGCGTGAATGAGTTGACTACGGGCTGTACCAGTTCTACGACTTCCATCTCAACTGTTTCAGTTTCTACTTCAGTTTCTACTTCCACCTCAGCTACCTCAGTTTCTACTTCGGCTTCCACCTCGACTTCAGTTTCTTGTTCGGGTTCTGGTTCAGCTTCTTCCTCAGCTTCCTCTGGTTCTTCCTCCACTTCCTCCTCCACTTCCTCGTCTGTTTCCGTGAATCCCTCGTCTGTAACAGTGTCAAAAACTTCTGCTACTTCAATAAACTCTTCGTCCTCTGCATAACTGATCATAGTTTCTTCAGCCATGACGATAGATTCTGTCTGGCAATCAACGTCTGAAGCATCTCCTACACAAACGCCATCAGATTCAGATGCCGTATCAACTACGCCTGTATAGCCCGTATACCCATTAACATCATTTATATCTGTCCCCGTACCACTATAATAAGAACCTTGTTGGTACAAATATTGATCCCATTCGCCAGTGGCATAATCACCTATTGACCCAACAGAAACACCGTGTCTAGTTATATTCACATCATCATAATTGACCGCCCAATTACCACTAGAATAGACGGTTAAATCAAAAGTGTTCGTGTTGTTTGTTCCATATTCTCTAAGATTCTCCCAACCATAAACCATTGAATCCGTATTAGATATTGTGTACTGAGTTCCCGCGCTAGTGTTATCGATCAAATCAGTCCATAACGGCATAAT